GCCAAGGATCGTGATCGTCTTCGACAGATTGTTAAGCAGACTCACCTAAAGTTCTACCCTCAAGACTTCCTGACCACGGTAGAAGTGGACAAGTTCATTGATGCAATGGGCGCAGAGGTCGTTGACAAGATGCTTCGTCAAGCTGTTAACTCGGGAATGGTTCATTGAACCTTAATTATAAACCCGCTGGCGAAATGCTTCGCTTTTTTATGAAGGATGATTCCTTCTTTCGAGGCATCCGTGGACCAGTTGGTTCTGGCAAATCAGTGGGTTGTGCCATTGAAATCTTTCGCCGAGCCTTGCAGCAAGCACCATCTGAGGATGGTATCAAGCGTTCTCGCTGGGCAATTGTACGTAACAGCTATCCTCAGTTGAGAACCACGACCATCAAGACATGGTTGGATTGGTTTCCAGAAGATGTATGGGGCAAAATGCTCTGGCATCCACCGCCCTACACCCACCGTATGAAGCGTGGAGATATTGAGTTGGAAGTTATCTTCCTTGCACTTGATCGTGCAGAGGACGTGAAGAAACTTCTATCTCTTGAATTGACAGGCATCTGGATCAACGAAGCAAGAGAGCTGCCGAAGTCGATTGTCGATGCTTGTACCATGCGTGTCGGTCGTTTCCCGTCAATGAAGGATGGTGGCCCTACTTGGTATGGCGTAATTGCAGATACGAATGCCCCAGATGAAGATCATTGGTGGCCTATCATGGCTGGAGAAAGTCCGATCCCAGACCATATCAGCCGCGATGAAGCCCTGATGCTGGTCAAACCAGACACTTGGAAGTTCTTCAATCAGCCATCTGGCATGGTAGAAGAACGTAATTCTGAGGGTAATCTGACTGGATACCATCTAAATGACAAGGCAGAGAACCGCGCAAACCTAACACCAGACTATTATCCTCGCATTATTGAGGGCAAAACAAAGTCTTGGATTGATGTCTATGTGATGAACAAGGTCGGGACGCTATCAGATGGTAAGCCAGTATACTCCATGTTCGTCGAAGATGTGCATGTGTCAAGAGACCCCATACTTCCAGTGCCTCATGTTCCGATCATTGTTGGGATGGACTTTGGTCTTACTCCTGCTGCTGTCTTTGCTCAGCATGTACGAGGCAAGTGGGTCATCCTGCATGAGTTGGTAGCAGAGGATATGGGCATTGTCCGATTTGCTGAACTATTCCGCATTGAGGCAGCGCAACGTTTTCCGCAATCGCAATTCATGGTTTATGGAGATCCTGCTGGTGACTATAGAGCGCAAACTGATGAGCGAACACCGTTTCAGATCCTTCGTTCAGCGGGTATCAAGGCGTTTCCTGCTGGCAATAATGATCCTGCGCTACGCATTGAAGCCGTCACGACCTCTCTAAATCGTATGATTGACGGACAAGCGGCCTTCTTGGTTGATAGCCGATGCGTAAATCTACTGCGTGGGTTCAAAGGTGGCTATCATTATAGGCGTATGCAAGTCAGTGGATCTGTCCGTCATGACTCAAAGCCCGAAAAGAACAAGTTTTCTCACGTTCATGACGCACTTCAGTATTGTCTTATTGGCGGCGGAGAGGGCAGAAGCCTCACAATGACTGGTCAGAGTAGACGACCTGTTAACGTAAAAGGTGAGTTTGACGTGTTCAATCGGAAGCCTTTGCAAAGAAAACAGAATAAGATTATATCTAGTCCATTGTAAACTTGCGCTTAGGCGTGTATGGCTCGGATAGAAAATGGAGTGTCCCATGTGTTTTTCAGCCCCTAAACCACCTCCCGTTCCTGAGCCAGATCCTGCAATCGCTGAACAGCAAGCTGCTGCAAAGGCTGATGCTGCTGCTTCTAAAGCAAAAGACAAAGAGGCTCGTCTGCAAGATGCTGTTTCTAAGGGTTCTGGCGTGTATGGTATGCGGTCTCTCATTAGTGGCTCTCGTGGTGGCGGCGGTTTTGGTCGCGGAATGATGGGCTAACAAATGATCGAAGTTGAACAACTTCCTCAAATCACACCTAATGAGGGTGCAAACCTTGTCGCCAAGTTTAATCGCGCCAAGCGAATTAAAGATATGTGGGCTTCAAAGTTTGAGGAATGTTATGAATACGCTCTACCGCAACGCGAAAGTTTTTATGCTGAAGCTCAAGGACAGGTTCGGACTGATAAAATTTTTGATGAGACTGCGGTGGTTGGTGTTCAAGAGTTCGCTTCCCGCCTACAAGCTGGCCTTGTTCCAAACTTTGCGCGTTGGGCAGAACTGGTTTCTGGATCTGAAATCCCTGCTGATCAACGCTCTGAAGTCGATAAGGCTTTGGAGATCGTAACCAACTACGTCTTTGAGATCATCCAGAACTCCAACTTCTCGCAAGAGATACATGAGAACTTTCTCGATCTTGCTGTTGGTACAGCGTGTCTAAGTGTGACAGAGGGCGATGCCCTTAATCCTGTGATGTTTACGGCTTTGCCTCTGTCGCAACTTTATCTTGATACTGGCCCAGATGATATGATTGATCATATCTTCCGTGAGCGTCCGCTTCGTGCGTCCAGTATTAAGTATGCCTATCCTAAAGCTACTCTTCCAGAAGAAGTTGCTCGTAATCTTTCCAATGGGAAAGATGAAGTGATCAAACTGGTTGATTGCACATACCGCATCTTTGGCAGCATGGAAGAAGAAACACGCCGTTGTGTGTTTGATCCAAAGACAGCAGAGATCTATTTCAAGGAATCATACAAAGGGACTGGCTCTAATCCCTTTATCTCGTTCCGTTGGTCTAAGGCTGCTGGTGAAGTCTGGGGTCGTGGCCCTCTGATGAACGCCATGCCAGCAATCAAGACCTGTAATCTTACCATGCAGTTGATACTTGAGAACGCTCAGATGTCGATCTCTGGTATCTACACGATGGAAGATGATGGCATCGTCAATCCAGATACGATCCAACTTTTGCCCGGGACTTTAATTCCAGTTGCGGCTGGTTCTGGTGGACTTAAGTCAATTTCTCCTGCTGGGAACTTTGATGTTGCCCAGCTTGTCTTGAATGATATGCGGATGAATATCCGTAAGGCTCTTTACAATGACATGCTCGGCAATCCTGATAAGACTCCAATGTCTGCTACCGAAGTCAGTCAGCGAATGGCTGATCTGTCTCGCCAAATTGGTGCTGCATTTGGTCGTCTTCAGTCTGAAATGGTTAACCCTGTTCTGCGTCGCGTTGTTTATATTCTAAAGAAGCAGGGTCGCATCCAAGTACCGAGTGTCAACGGTCGTGAAGTCAAGGTTCGCTCAACAAGCCCACTTGCTCAGGGTCAAGCACAGCAAGACATTGTTGCGTTTGATCACTTTGTTAGTCTAGTTCAGCAGAGATTTGGTCCACAACTTGTAAATCTGCTGGTCAAGAGTGAAGATGCTGCCAAATATCTGGCAGATAAGTTCAGTGTTCCTGAGCGTTTGTTGCGCTCTGATCAAGAACGCGCTAAATTAGTGGCCCAATTAACACAACAAATGGGTGCTATGAATGGACAGCAACAGCAACAACAACCAGAACAGCCCCCGCAAGGTGCGGCTGGTGGTGGGATGTGACGGCTTAGAGCGTTCCGAAACTAAAGAATTAGAACTAAATCGACTGTTTAATGGGGTATTCTCTAGCGAAGGCGCGAAAGAATGTCTTGCATATTTGCGATCAATCACAGTAAATTACGTTGGTGGTCCAAACATTACACCAAATGAACTGATGCATCGGGAAGGATCGCGCTACCTTGTCGGCATTATCGAACAGCGCATTGAAAAAGGAAAGTTAAAATGAGTTTGATTACTGCGACAGAAGGCAGTGATACCTCTAATGATGAGGGTCAGCAGACTACTACTACAAATGTAGAAGGTCGCCCTGATTGGTTGCCAGAAAAATTCTGGGTCGAGGATAAACCTCACTGGGAAAATCTTGCCAAGTCTTACGGTGAACTTGAGACTAAGTTTCGTTCCAAGGAAGATGATCTCAAGTCAAAACTGATTGATGAGTTGGCTGCTGAAGCATACAATAGCCGTCCAGAGTCTCCTGATCTCTACTCTATTCCAGAGGTCGAGGGTATTCAGATCGAGGAAGTGGCGAATCATCCACTAACTAAGTGGTGGTCTGAGTTTGCATTTGAGAATGGCTTCGATCAGGAAACATTTCAAACTGGCATCCAGACCTATATTGATTCGAAGATGGCAGAAATGCCAAATTATGAAGTGGAAATGCAGAAACTTGGTGAAAATGCCAAGGTCCGCACTGAAGCTATTGGCATGTGGGTCAGTAAGAACTTTAGTCCAGAAGAGCAGCGTTCTCTTGAGCGTATTTGTACTACGGCTGAAGGTGTTGCAACTGTAGAAAAAATGATGAGCATGATCCGTGGTGAGTCTGGAACAGTAATCGAATCTGCTCCATCCGACACAACCGAACAGGATGTGAAGAAGATGATGCAAGATCGCCGCTACTGGCATCCAGCAGATCGTGATCCAACCTATATTGCCAAGGTCGAATCCTTCTTTAAGAAGAAATACGGCTAATGATTATTCGTGCGTTAACGCCCGAAGACGTAATAGATTGCATAAATGCTGGTCGTGAAATGCACGAAGAGAGTGTTTATGCATCTATTCCATTTAGTGAACGTAGTCTTTTGACTCTAGCGCAGCAATGCCTAGACCATCCAGACTACGTTTGCTTTGTTGGCTATGAAGGATCAGAATTAGTAGGGATGATGGTTGGTGCAAAATCTAAATATTGGTTCTCTGATTCTGCTTCTTACGCTGCTGATCTTGCTCTCTATGTCCGTAAAGATTTCAGAGGGTCAACTTGTGCTATACGACTATTACAGGCATTTATGCGCTGGGCCAAGTCATCTGGTTGTGTAGATATTCGCTGCGGTGTTACAACAAAAATTAATCCAGAAGTTGCAAAGCGTCTTTACGTTGATGCATTTGGGTTTGAAGATGGTGGATCACTGTATACAAAGCGAATAAGTCCATTGACTGCATAGGTCTATTAATAGAAGGATTCGGTTCGAGGCCCGTATTAAGTTGAGTAAGCCCCGCAAGGGATAACTTATTATCTCAATGCAGTCGGATAACCTTTTAACCCAAGGTGTAACTGAACAGTGAAAGGAACGCATTATGGCTTTGACCATTGATCAGGCGTTTATTAAACAGTTCGAGTCCGAAGTGCATATGGCTTACCAACGTGCTGGCTCGAAACTTCGCAATACTACCCGCTTCAAGGGTAACGTAAATGGTACTTCGACTACCTTCCAGAAGGTCGGCACTGGTGTCGCCTCGCAGAAAGGTCGTCATGGTAATGTTC